ATTTTAAACTATTTATATAATAAATTAATTTGGTGTTAAACATTTAGAATTTAAAAAATATAAATAAATTTTAATTATGGAAAAAAATAACTTGACAATATGGCAGAAATTATCCAAAACATTTGGTCCCAACTCACTTTTGAATTTGGATCAACCAACTGTGAAATTGGATAAAACTGTTTTATTAAAAACTACAGATAAAAAAGAATACGATAAAGAAAAACTTGAATACCAACAAAGTTTATTTTTAAGCAATCAATGGCAAAAAATTGAAAACAATTTATATGCTCAAGCGGTGTATTATGAACCAAATAGAATTGCGGCTTTTTATGATTACGAATCGATGGAGTACACTCCAGAAATATCAACAGCACTTGACATATATTCGGAAGAATCTACAACACCAAATCAAGATGGTTATGTTCTACAGATATATTCAGAATCAAAGAGAATCAAATCAATTTTAACTGATTTGTTTAATAATGTTTTGGACATATCAATCAATTTACCAATGTGGGTTAGAAACACCCCAATTAGAGAAAATAGTATAATACCATTATTAGACGGTACAGAAGTATCAATAAAAGAATTGAGTGATAGGATTAAGAGTGGTGAGGAGATTTGGTCTTACTCAATACAAGACGGAACTAAAGCGATTGTTCCTAGTAAAATTATATGGTGTGATTTAACTAGAAAAAATAGTGAGTTATATAGAGTCACATTAGATGATGGTACATATATTGATACAACACCAGATCACGAATATATGCTTAGGAACGGATCATTTAAACGAGCTGATAAACTAACTAAAGGTGAATCATTAATGCCGTTTTACACTAAAAAAAGTGAAAAGAAAAAAGACCGAATTGCTGGTTATGAAAAGGTGTTTAACCCAAGTACTGGAAAATATAAATTTACCCACACAATGGTTTCACATGAATGTGTTAGGGATTTGGAAAATGAAAAAATAATTGGTGAACAATTTGATACACATCATATTGATTTTAACAAATTAAATAACCACCCAAAAAATTTAAATAGAATGAGACATTCGGATCATTTTAAATTACATGTGGAACATTTTAATAAAATATTAGGTTCGCCAGAAGTTGTTAAAAAAAGAATGGATGGAATTGATAGGTATTTGCGTTCAGAAAAACGAAGACAAAGACTATCCAAAGAAATGACTGGTGTCTATAATAAATATTTTGAAAATTATAATAATAGTGAATTACATGCCAAACACAATATAATTCGTTCAAATAAAATGTTAAATAATTGGAGAGATAATAATTTTATAGAAAAAACAAAAAAGGGGATGACAATTGAAATTAATGATACTTGTTTATCGTATATTTCTAATTTAATTAAAAATTGTGAGACATATGTGGGAGTAAATGAGTTGTCAAAAATTCTCAAATCAGATAATGAGTTTATCAAACTGTTCAAAGAAAATTATAAATTAAATAAAAATATCACAAAATCAATTAATCCAACAACATTAAAAAAAGTTATTTTAAGAAAAACAAATAAAAATTATTTTGATTTTATATCTGATATTAAACCAGAAATTATTTTAGATGAAAAATATATTAAAGCTAAGTCAATTTTTGAAGGAAAAACTAAAGTAAAAGTTATTAACCATAAAGTTGTTTCAGTAATTAAGTTAGATGAAACATCTGATGTTTATTGTTTAGAAGCTGTTGGTCCGAACGGAGAACATGATAGACATAATTTCCCAGTCTGTGGTTTTGATGTAAATGGTAATCATTCAAGAGAAACCGGTGTGTTTTTGTCCAACTGTAAATATGGCGATAATTTCGTTTATTTAAAATTAGACCCAGAAAAAGGTGTTGTCGGCTGTCTTCAACTACCAAACATAGAAATTGAAAGACTAGAAAGAGGAATGGAAGCCAGAACTATGAATTCAGTTTTAGGCCCAGAAGTTCAGTTTAAAAACAAAAATTTAAAATTTGTTTGGAAAAACAAAGATATGGAGTTTAACACTTGGGAAATGGCTCATTTCAGATTATTAGGTGATGATAGAAAACTCCCATACGGAACATCAATGCTTGAAAAAGCTCGTAGAATTTGGAAACAACTTGTTTTGGCTGAAGATGCGATGTTAATATATAGAACATCAAGAGCACCAGAAAGAAGGGTGTTTAAAGTGTTTGTTGGAAATATGGATGATAAGGATGTTGAGGCTTATGTACAAAGAGTTGCAAACAAATTTAAAAGGGATCAGGTTGTTGATTCTAAAACTGGTAATGTTGATTTAAGATTTAATCAAATGGCCGTAGATCAAGATTATTTTATTCCTGTTAGAGATCCAGCGGCAACTATGCCAATTGAAACATTACCTGGTGCTCAAAACTTATCGGAGATTGCCGATATTGAATATATCCAAAAGAAACTTGTAACAGCGTTAAGAATACCAAAAGCATTTTTAGGTTTTGAAGAACCGGTTGGAAATGGTGATAATCTATCATTACTTGATATTCGTTTTGCTAGAACCATAAATAAAATACAAAAAAGTATGATTGCCGAACTAAATAAAATTGCAATCATTCATTTATTTTTATTAGGTTTTGAAGACGAACTACACAACTTTACTCTAGGTCTTACAAATCCATCAAAACAAGCTGATTTACTTATGGTTTCAGTTTGGAAAGAAAAAGTTTTATTGTATAAAGATATGGTTACAGAAATTGCAAACACATTACAACCAACTTCTGCAACTTGGGCTAAAAAACACATATTTGGGTTCTCCGACGAAGAAATTAAACTTGAAATACAACAAATAAGATTAGAAAGAGCTGTTGCCGCTGAGCTAGCAAATACCGCAACCGTAATTACTAAAACTGGTATGTTTGATAATATTGATAAATTATATAAAACAGTATCGGGTGAAACTGTAACTGCAGGAGGAGCACCACCCCCACCACCAGGAGGAGAAGGAGCACCACCCCCACCACCAGGAGGAGGCGAACCAATGATGGATAGTGTAGAAAAAAGAAACTTTAACATCTTACTTGAGAGTAATGATTTGGTTGAAGATGAATATATTGATCTATCAAAAGGTCGTAATTCATTGGGTGATATTGAAAAAGAATTGGACAAATTACTAAATGGGTAATATTTATAAAAAAAAAATTGTTATGAAATTTGGTTTAATAAAAAGTAGAATAGAAAATATACTAACAGAAGGTTTCACAAATAACACATTTAAAGACCAAATGTTTGTTTTTGAAGAACTTGTTTTGAAAAATAAAAACATCAAAAAATTATATTTTCTTTATGATGAACTTTCATCAAATAAAGGTCTAGACAAAAATTTGGCTGAGAGTTTTATTAACGAATGTATTATTGTATTTGAAAATACTGTAAATAAAATTACAAAAGATGAAATTAAGGAACTTGAACTTTGGACAAGTGAAACAAAGGGTAAAAATAATTATGAAGATATAGATAATTTATTTTCATCTAATATTTCTCTTTTGGAAACCAAGTTAAAGAGTAAAAATTTAATTTTGGAAAATTTACAAAAAAAATCAGAAGATGAGGTGGAACTTAATACATCATTATCAGAATTAGTTGAGGTTGGGAATAAAACAATAAATGATTATTTATCAACATTAAGTGAATCTGAAAAACTAAAAGTAAAAAATGTTTTAAAAGAATCTGACGACAAACTACAAGTAAAATTTGATTTATTAAAAGAAACGATTGTTGAGAAATTAACAGAACTTAAAGAAAATGAAAATGATAATGAGGTGTTGAGTAAAATAGATCAAACAATCAATAAAGTTCAAACTGAAAATTTTGATAAGTTAAATTATTTAAAATTAAAAGAACTGGAAAAAGAATTATAAATTTAAAAACTTTTGTTTAAATTTTGCTTTATTTAAAATCTGTCTTTTTATGACAGATTTTTTTTTGTATTCTTTTCTTTCGTTTAGATGTGAGTTTTGTCTGGTTTTAATTACCTTACCTTTTAATTCCTTTAGAGCCCTTTCAATCCCACCCTTTTTAACATTTACTATTAACATATTTGATATATATCACAAAATTACATATATTTTAATAAAATAAACCGAAAATTATGAAAAATTTTTATGAAAAAAGGAAAAACATTAAAACTAACTGGTTTTAGAACATCCAAGGTTCATTATGGAACCGTAGATTCGAAAGAATTTAAATCCCTCTATTTAAACATTCAAACTTGGGTAGAGCCAAAACAAGAACCCGAAAATTGGACTCGTGTTGTTTTAAATTTAACACGAGCTGTTAAACATTCCGTGTATGAACACATTGATAAAAAAATGTTTGATGACAAATTTATCGTTGATTTGGATTTAAGAACATCTGGATTACAATTAAAAAAGAAATCATTTATGAACTTGGAAATAAATTTGTTTTTAACACAAGAAATTGATTTTAAATCTTTAAAATTAAAACGAACTCTAAAAAAATTGACAAAAGACATATATTCTGATGTCTTTTCAAATAACGAATATTTTAAATTTTATTTAACAAAAAACGGAAATTCAAAGGTTGCCGTAGTAAAAACTGAAAAAGTTTAATATTTATAATAAAAATTTAAATATGAAAATTTTAGCACCAAACGAAATAGGTAGGGGGATTCTTATCGAATACGATGCCGGTTATATAAACCCAAAGAGTGAAAATAACCATTTCATAATGGAATCAAAATCATTTTTGGACCACTCAAAACCATTTGAATTCTACGCTGTTTTACAAAAATATAATACACCAAATAGAAATGGAAGGGTATATCCGGAAAAAATATTAAAAAGGGAAGCCGACAATTATAAAAAAATGATTGAGAAGGGAACATCACTTTCCGAACTTAATCACCCAGAATCTTCTTTAATTGACCTTGATAGAGTATCACATATAATTACTGATATTTGGTGGGATGGGCCAGTATTGTTGGGTAAATTAAAATTACTTACCTCACCTGGTTTTCACGAAAGAGGAATTGTATCAACAAAGGGGGATATGGCTGCCAATTATTTAAGACAAGGGGTTACTTTGGGTATTTCTTCTCGTGGTGTTGGTTCGTTAAAAAAAGTTGGTGAACAAAATGAAGTCCAAGACGATTTTGAATTAATATGTTTTGACCTTGTATCATCACCATCAACACCTGGTGCTTATTTATTTTTGGATAAGGGTGATCGACACAAATTTGAAGAGAATCTGGATGAAGAAAATAAAATTAGAAATCAGAGAATTTCCGGAATGGAAGAAGAAAGTCTTGATAAGACAAAAAAATTAATGGATAAACTTTCATCTTTTCTTGATAAATAAAATAAGTGTTCCTATCATTTGAAAAAAAAAATAATTATGGAACAAGGAGAAAAATATTTTGTAGCGAAAATTGCATCAGATCTTTTAGATAGTGAATCTGGTCGTGTGAAAAAAGTAAAAGAAGAAAAATTGGTATTGGGTTATACACCAACAGATGTTGAGGCCAAAGTAACAAAAGTGTATGAAAACTACACAATGGATTGGAGAATAACATCAATAACTGAAAGTAAAATTGATGAAGTTATAGATTAAAATAATCTTTTATAATTTTTTAGAAAAAGGGGATAATTTACATTATTCCCTTTTTTTATTGTCAAAAAAATGATTTTTTACAAAGTCAATATATTTATTATGAAAACAACTTAACAAATGAGTAAAAAATCAATGGTTGAAGAAGCTATATTCCAAATTAAGAATGTGGAAGATGCTATTAACAAGAATGCACAAGGAATACTTTCTGCTACAATGAAGAAAGAAATCAGTTCTCTAGTAAAAGAATCTCTTATGGAACAAGAGGAGATTGAAAACCCTGAAACAGTAGTTGAACCTACGGAACCAGAAATGGTAGCAGAGCCAGATATGGAAGGTGAAGAACCGGAAATGATTGATGGTGATTCGGCTGATATTGAAGGTGATGAATTAGGTATGGACGATGTTGAAGAAATACCTGCTGATGATGAGACAGTGGATTTAACCGGAGCATCTGATGCTGAGGTATTAAAAGTATTCAAAGCTATGGGAGATAGTGATGGTATTGTTGTTACAAAAGATGACAACATTATAACACTTAACGATGGTGACGAAGAATACATTATTAAAATAAATGAACAATTAGAAAAAGAGAACATGGAAAAAGAATTAGAAGAAATGTTTAGTGAAGAGTGGGAAGATATGGATGATTTCGACTTTGAAGCTGAAGAAGAAGAAGATGATATGTCTGATATTTTTGATTCGGAAGAAGACGAAGAGGAAGAACTTTTTGAAATGGGTGATTTTGATTTTGACTCAGAAGAAGATGATATGGACGATTTCGACTCAGAAGAAGATGATATGGACGATTTCGACTCAGAAGAAGATGATATGGACGATTTCGACTTTGAAGCTGAAGAAGAAGAAACAATTTACGAAATTGAAATGGAGGAAGAAGTAATGTACGAATCTAAATCTTTCAAACCAAAAGGTAGAATTGGTAAAGTTAAAAAAGTAGATTACACTTCAAACACTAAAGGTGGATTTGACGAAAAGAAAAAAGAAGCATTCGGTAAAGGTACTAAAGCTGTTGGCACCGGTAAAGCAAAGTTTGAGTACAAAGATGGTGAAAATCTTGATGGTGATTTTAAAGTAAAACCAAAAAAGGTTGAAGCCAAAGAAGCTTCAAGATTCGTTAAATCAATTGACAGAAAAGTTAAAAGAGGTTTAATGGCTGCTCCAAAACATTTAAAAGAAGAAGTTGAAGAATTAAGAAGTAAAAATGATGAATACAAAAAAGCTCTTGATTTGTTCAGAACTAAATTAAATGAGGTTGCAGTATTTAACTCTAACTTGGCTTACGCTACAAGATTATTCACAGAACATTCAACAACTAAACAAGAAAAAATCAATATTTTAAGAAGATTTGATGATGTTGAAAGTTTAAAAGAATCTAAAAATCTTTATAGAATCATCAAAAATGAAATTTCTAACACTTCATTAACTGAAGGTGTTTCATTAAATGAGTCAATTGAAAGAAAAGTATCTAAAGCACCTGCTTCTGGATCTGCTGTTAATTTGATTGAATCAAAAACATATGAAAATCCTCAGTTCTTGAGAATGAAAGATTTGATGACAAAAATAAAATAAATTAAAAAAAAATAAACTTTTTTAAATAACCGTATATTTATTTATACATAACAATAAAAATAAAGCTAAAAAAATAAAAAAAATGGGAGCATTATTAGAATCAGGTCTTGTTGGTAACATCGGTTTAAAACACCTTAAAGTTATCAAAGAAGATACAATTAACAAATGGGACAAATTAGGGTTCCTAGAAGGTCTTAAAGGCCACCTAAAAGAGAATGTTGCACAATTGTACGAAAACCAAGCTTCTCACTTGATTAACGAAGCAACTTCAGAAGGTTCAAACGGAGCTTTTGAAACAGTTGTTTTCCCTATCGTAAGAAGAGTTTTCTCTAAATTGTTAGCTAACGACATCGTATCAGTACAAGCTATGAACTTACCTATCGGTAAATTGTTCTACTTCGTACCTCGTATCCAAGGATATAATCCAGGTGAGTTGGATGGAAACGCACATTACCCACCAATTGGGGCTCCAGGAAACTACGAACTTCCTAATGGTGTTGGTGCTGGTTATCCACCAAGTGAAGGTGCATACAAAAAGAATCTTTATGACTTATTTTATGAAGGTGCTGAAGCTAGTTTAGATCCTGCTGGTTTATTTGACTATTCAAAAGGAAAATGGTCTGCAGTTACTGTAGCTACTGATGTTATTAAATGGAGTGCTGATGGTGGTTTAACTACTTCAGGTGCTGTTCAATCTTACCTTGATAAAGTTAATGTAAGAAAAGTTCTTTTACAACTTTGTAATTTTAGAACTTTAGGTGAAGGTGCTGGTAAATTAATCGGACCTGACGGAAACGAAGTTGATACTGAAACTTTCCTTTCTGACCTTAAAATCTTCGCTAACGCAGAAATTAGTGTTGCGGACGAAGCTTGTCAAATCGCTGTTGGTCAACCACTTTTATTTAGAGTTGTTACTCAACAATATGGTAAAGGAATCGTAAATTACGGTTCTAAAAAAACAACTTCATTCCCTGATAGTGGAAATGGTGGTTCTTACTACGATATTTGTTCGCCTGATGGTTGTATTTACTTAGAAGTAGATCTTTCTTGTCCTGTATGTGCTACTTGTGGTGCTGACACACTTGATGGATATACTGGAACAACATTAAATGAAGAAAATTTTGGTGCAAGTGCGTTCACTGCTGTATATAGAACTTACGAAAACTTGGAATTCCAAGATGAAATCGGTGAAGTATCTTTTGATCTTGAGTCAGTAACAGTTTCTGTAACCGAAAGAAAATTAAGAGCTCAATGGTCTCCAGAACTTGCGCAAGATGTTGCTGCATTCCATAACATCGACGCTGAAGCTGAACTTACTGCTTTACTTTCTGAGCAAGTTGCTGCTGAAATCGACAGAGAAATCCTAAGAGACCTTAGAAAAGGTGCTGCTTGGACTTTGAGATGGGATTACAACGGATGGAGAAGATTGAACTTAACAACTTCTTACACTCAAAAAGATTGGAACCAAACTTTGATTACTGCAATCAACCAATTGTCTGCACAAATCCACAAATCTACTTTAAGAGGTGGTGCAAACTGGATTGTTGTATCTTCTGAGGTTTCTGCAATCTTTGATGATTTAGAATACTTCCACGTATCTAACGCATCTCCAGAGCAAGATCAATACAATATGGGTATTGAAAGAGTTGGAACATTGGCTGGTCGTTACCAAGTGTATAGAGATCCTTACTTCCCACCAAACACAATCTTGTTGGGTCACAAAGGTACATCTTTACTTGACACAGGTTACATCTACGCACCGTATGTACCTCTTCAATTAACACCTACAATGTATAACCCATTTAATTTCACACCAATTAAAGGGATTATGACAAGATACGCGAAAAAGATGGTGAACAACAGATTTTACGCGAGAATTACTGTTGATGGTGTTCGTACATTTGATTTAAGAGAATTGAGATAATCAAAATCTTAAAAATATAAGGAAAAGGTCAGAGAAATCTGACCTTTTTTATTTGGTCTAAAATTGAATGGATTATAAATTTATTTTTTATATAATTATACATATGAAAACAATCCTATCTAATGATGATATTTTGGAAATCATTTCTTTATATCAAAATCAAATTCCTAGTACTCATAAATTAGCAGAAAAATTTAAAGTAGGACATAAAAAAATTTCACAAATTTTAAAAAATAACAATATTAAAATTAACAAAAAGGGAGGTCAAGTAAAAGATTTCCAAACTTTAGAAATAGAATCTGTAAAGACAAAAAAATATGAAACAGATGAATATGAATTTGTTGCTGTCTGTAAAAAAACAAAAATAACTATAAATGATCCAAACAATTTATCTGGTAAATTAACAAAACATATAATTGAGAACTATGGTGATGTTAATATACCCATTAATAATTACCAAAGAAAAAAATATGAAATACAATATGGTAAAAAATGGTATGAAGAATATTTTGATATAATAAAGAAGGAAAAAAAAGAAATAAGAAAATGTTCGTTATGTAAATGGGAAACAACTGATATAAACAACAAAACCGGTTGTTTTGAGCAACATATCATTAAAACACATAATATTACAATTAAAGAATATCTTGATGAATTTCCATTGGAATATAAGTTTCATCCAACTCTTGTTAAGAAGAGTGAGTTAAATAAAAGTGAAAATATTGTTGTTTGTCAAATTTGTAATGAAAAAATGAAATCAATAACAAACACACATTTGAAAAACAAACACAATATGGATATTGAGGAGTATAAAATAAAATTTCCAAATTCAAAAATCGTATCTGAAACAACCTCAAAAAAATTAAGTGAGTCCACAAAAATATTAAATCAAACATTGGAACCAACTTGGACATCAAAAGGTGAATCCGAAATTAAAGAATTTTTGGAGACCTTGGGGTTTGATGTTGTTAAGGGTAAAAACAGAAAAATATTGGAAGGTAAAGAAATTGATTTGATAATTCCTAGTTTAAAAATTTGTTTTGAATATGATGGTTTATATTACCATACCGAAAAGATGGGTAAAGACTCAAAATATCATTTAAATAAAACAATTGATTGTTTTCTTATGGGTTATAAATTATATCACATTTATGAAGATGAATGGGTTAAAAATAAAGAACTTGTCAAAAATAAAATCAAACATATTCTAAATAAAAATGATGGGATAAAAATTGGGGCGAGACAAGTAAAAATAAAAAATATAACTAAGGAACAAAAAACCAATTTTTTGAATGATTTCCATATACAAGGAAATGATAAATCTGATATATTTTATGGTGCATTTTATGGGGATACAATGGTTGGTATCATGACCTTTAATAGAAAAAGAAATATGACCAAAACACAAACCGGTGAGTTTGAATTGTCCAGATATTCAACAAATTCTGGATTTATTGTCAATGGTTTGGCTTCAAAAATCCTTAAAAAATTTATAAAAGAACATAACCCAAAACAAATTATTAGTTTTGCTGATAGAAGATGGACAATTAGTTCAGAAAATAATTTATATACAAAATTGGGATTTAAACTTACATCAGTTGTTAAACCATCTTACTATTACTATAGTTCAAAAATTAATAAATACAAAAGATTTCATAAGTTTTCTATGGGTAAAAATAATTTGAAAAAAAAATATCCCAACCTTGATTTCACCAAATCTGAATCACAATTAACTGAAGAACTTGGATTTGATAAAATATGGAATTGTGGGTTATTTAAATATGTTTTGGATTTAAATATATAATATTAATTCAAATCCAATTATTATTCATTTATTTAGTAAATAAATTTGATAATGAATAATCTTATTTATATTTATTATATATAACTAAATCACTATGAAAACAATACTATTTTTATTTTTAATTTCATTATCCTTTTTTGGTTTTAACCAATGTAATCAATATTTAATTTATGAAAGTTTTTCATCAACATTACCAACACAACAAGGTACTTGGGTAAATACTTCTGTTCTATATGGAACTACAGCCTCAACAGCTCGTACAGGTGTGAGTTATTTAACATTTAACGCCGTAAATGACGCTATGCGATTACCACAAATAGCAAATCCTGGTGTATTTAGTTTCTATTATAGAAGAAGTTCCACATCAACTGGTACTCCGAAATTTTCTGTAGAAACCTCAACAGATGGCTCGGTTTGGACTGAAAGGTTAGCTGTCACATCATTTTCAACAACATATACTCTTGCATCTGTTGATTTAGGTGCATTGGGTTTAACAAATATTTTTATACGAATTGTTGATAAACGAGCGTCAGGTACTGCTGAAAGATATGTTGATGATTTGGGTTTGACATCAACTAGTACAAGTGAAAATGTGTTGATTCCTTTTTTAGCTGCGTGTAATCAAACATTAGATGTAAATTACACATATACAATAACAGATAATTTAGGACCAGCATCTGGTAATTATGGTGGTACGGGTGGAAACAGTTTAAATAGAACATTGACCTTTACACCATCGGATAATACAAAAAAATTAAAACTTTCTTTTAGTAGTTTGGATTTGGAAACAAATTATGATTATTTATATGTTTATGATGGTCCCAACACTTCAGCAACACTTGTGGGGACTCTTACTGGTACGACAACACCAGCAGATATTACGGCAACCAACGCAAGTGGACAATTAACATTAAGATGGACAACTGATGTTTCAAATACCGGATCGTGGGGTGGATTTGTTGCAACATTAAGTGTGCCAATTGGTCTTCCAGTTGAACTCTTATATTTTGAAGGTGTAGTATATCCCACATACAATGTTTTAAAATGGGCAACAGCTTCGGAACATAACTCATTTTATTTTGACATAGAACGATCAACAAATGGAATTGACTGGAAAACAATTGGTATAAGTCCGGCCGCTGGAAATTCAAATGCTCACTTGGATTATTCTCATTCGGATAAAATTGATCAATTTACAATTCATTATTATAGATTAGTCCAATATGATATTGATGGATATTTTAAAATATATGGACCAATTGTTTTGAATAATGAAACCAAAACTAAAACAGTGATTAAATATGTTAATTCATTAGGACAAGAAGTAGGATTTGAATATAAAGGCGTTCTATTTGAGATATACGAAGATGGGACATCAAAGAAAATTATTAGATAATCCTATTTTGAAATTATTCTAATCGCTTTTGAAATTACCTCAACCTCACCTATTGTGAAAGCACCTCTAAGATAAGCAGCCTTAATAGATTCAATTAAATAATATGTTGCAGTTTCTGTCTCCATTGTGGAAAGAATTGCATCCAAATGATCCTCATTCATAAGTTCAATTGTTCCAAATAAATTACCAAAGTTTGTTTTTGTGTTTTCCATAATTTTAGATATTTATAATTATAATGATAGATGACAAAAGAATAAAAGAAATAATAAGGGAAGCCACATCATCTGGTGGGAATAGGGGTTCTTATGTGGGACCTTTGGTTCCCGGAGTTAGAAAATTTAAAGATACACAAAATGGTCCTTATATAAATCCAGTTTCAAAGTACGATTCTCCAGAATTAGAATATGATAGTTATGACGGAAAAATGGATACACCTAAAAATAAAATAAAAAAAATTGAGGGAATCGCAAAAAAAGTCACAAACTATATGAAAAAACACCCAGATGTTTTTATAAGTGATGAAGACGGAAACCCAATAAATCCAACACCAGGAAAAAATAAAAAAATTGTCCCAATAAATGAAGCAAATTCATCTGTTACTGCTGGTGAATTTAATGGACCATTTTCATTAGGTTTAAAAAAATGGCCAAAATCAACACTAACTCCTTTTGATTATGAGGTTGATCATCACACAAATCACAACGCAAAAAAAACTAACATAAAAAACAATAAAAAAAGTAAGACATATTATAAAGGTCCAGAATTTTTTAAAAAATTAAAAGATGATGTACACCCAGCACACACAATAAATGAAGATTTGGCGGTTTGGTTTGGAAAAAAGAAAAAACCAAAAGGATCATCACAACCAAAAGGACCTTGGGTTGATATTTGTCGGAAAGTTGACGGAAAACATCCACCTTGTGGTAGAAAAGATGCTGATACCGGATCTTACCCTAAATGTAGGGCAGCTGGTGTTGCTGGTAAAATGTCTGATTCACAAAAAAAAGCGGCTTGCCAACAAAAAAGAAGAGCTGAGAAAAAAGACCCACAAAGAGGTAAGGGACAAAAGCCAGTTATGACATCATATAAAACCAAAAAGGAATCAATTGATTCCTTGGTTGGTCGTATCATCACTGAGATTAGAAACTCTTTCTAGAATATTGTGTAGAGAATTTTTAATTTGAGAATTTATTGTGTCCTCATAATTTAATCTTCTTTTTTCTGTTTCCGTATCAAAGATATAAGTAATTCGTTCCCAATCTCTTTTGGACAATTTAACATCATAGTGATAAATATGGTTTGTTAGGTCAATTCTACAATCACTCATTGTAATGAAAATATCCATTTCTTTGTTCTCCAAATATCTTTTATTAGACATTGGGGCAATCATAAATTTTGTATTTTTGTGTTTGATTGCTTTAAGACATATAAGAAAACAAGTCTTTTCGTATGAAGATATTTCTTCTTCTTGTTGTGCAAAATTGCCACCACCTTTTTTTGACCAAATGTAAAATTTTAATTTTAATCTTTTGAAAAACCTTTCAACTCTAGACATCATAGTTTATATTTTTATTGATTTATTCTACAAATATAAACAAAAGAATTGAATCTAAAAATTAAATTTTAAAAATTATTTTTTTGTCCACTTACCACCTTTGGAGTTGTATCTCTTAACAGCAGCACCATTACAATATGCACTCGGACAAACATCATATCTTGCTCTAGCCCAAGCTAAAGATTGTTGCCATAATTTTTTATTAGTTGCAACATTCTTTTTTTTCTTTCCTTCACTAACCATTTCATCATAGTCATTATCAGAATCTTCACCCTCAAATTCATTCATTAAAAAATCAAAAACCTGATCCATATTATTTTTGGCTTCAGCAATATGGTCTTGAGCCCAATCGTGACCATTTTCCAAAATAGACTCAATCTCATCTTCGTCTTTTTCTAAAAGTATTTCACATTGTCTTTTTATCTGCTCAAGATTTGAAAAGAACATATACCTATTAGATCTACCTTCTTCTTCCTCTTTTAAAACTTTTCTTATTATTCTATCTAAATTCATAACTATTAACTATTAAGTCCGTCTACACCACCAAGGGTAATCATATTTAATTGTGTAACCGATGTTCCGTAACCATCAGTCCATACCGGATGTGGGGGTGTAATTTGATTTAGAGTTATATCACCAGTTGTGAAATCATTACAAATTTCACAAACTAAAACTTCAGTATTTGCACTTCTTGGCATATCACCAGTACAAGTACAATCAGAAAAAGGACCACCATTATAAACGGCTGAATATAATCCTTCATTTACAAAACCAACTAATTCAAAACAATAACATTCTTCACTATTCTCTGGATTACAAAATCTATAATATTCACCAATAGTTGGTAAATTAGTAAAAGCATCTAATGGTTGTGCATAAGGAAAACCCCCATAACACCCTACTAGTGCTGCTCCGAAACCTTCTTCTTTATAACATTCTAAACAACTATCATACATCACAACAGAAGATATTCCTTCTTCTATTGAATCTGTGGATTCTGAAATAACCGTAAAACAACCAGAGTTTGTTTCACCAGTAAAATTGACATAATATATATCACCTATTGTTATTGTATTTTCTCCTGGATTAACAACAATATTAATTAAATCATCACAACTTTTTATTAAAAAATTTGCCATTTTATATTTTTTTATTTTTTATTCACTATTTAAAATTTTATCTGTTTCTTATAAGTATTTGTTTCATATTACAAATAACTAATATTTACTACCAAGAAGTTTGACCCGTTATTCTTATCCACCCAGTTGTATTTCTAAAATATAATGTATCACCACTCCAGCTTATAGTTCCGGCAGTCCCAGTTGGGTCTGTTGAACCAGTTGGAACATAAGGATTTGTTATTGTTACTGTTGACGCTGATAGTCCACTAGATATTATTGTTGAACCACTAACATCTAATTTTACTCTCGGTGAAGTTGTACCAATACCAGTATTTCCAGATAGAGTGTTAAATAACACATTACCTCTTACTGTTTCAATAGCTGTTTCAGTAAATGCACTTGTTGTTGCCGACATTGTTGGATTATAATAAATTCCTCTTAAACTTAAAGATCCACCTGTGTAGTTTATGATTGGGTCTAATACTAAAAGATTACCTATTGTTGTACCAGTAACCATATCAGCCGTTGGACTAATTTTTACTGAATTTATTGTTGATGTTGCCGTAGTCCCTGTGCCGCCATTCCAAGCTGTAAATCCTTGAAATATAATTCCATTTCTTGGAACGTTCGCCTGTATTGCTAAAGTATTATCAATATTAAACCCATTCGCATTTCTACCGATTAGTCTAGAAGGGTTATTAGGCTTACTGGGGTGTGGGTTGATTAAAAAACTTCCATTGGAAACGACATCAGGTGCCGTAATAAAAATACTATTTGTAGGTCCAAATGTAATATTTTCGTTACTTCTATAATCATGGTTAATTCTAAGTGTTTCACGTGCTGTTTGTGCGATAGTAAATGTTGTTCCAGTTACTCCTGAACTGGGATTACCATCTCTATAACCAAAATATCTTGAATCTGCAAATTTTATACTACTACCACCATTAGATAAATTTAAATTAGTTGATCCGCCACCATCAATAACCAATGTTTCATCTATTGGCATTGTTGTTCCGGTTCCTATATAAATTCTCCCAGTACTTCCTGAGATTAACATCCTTGACCGTCCAGAAGTTTTAAAGGTTAGGTTTTGATTATCGTTAGTTCCGATATTTACTGCTGTTGACAAACTATTTCCATTTTGGAGTATTGCAGTTCCTCTCCAAGGGATCCAATTTGTACCATTAAATCTATATGTTGATAAAGTATCAGTGACAAAAACTGCATCGTCTGTTTGTGCTGAATAATAACTGAAGTATGGTGGTGTAGTTCCGGTATAATCTGCAATTTGATTGTCTCTTCCTGACCATAGTCCAGTTCCACCACTTATTAAAAATTTATCACCAATTGTTAATGTTCCACCTGTGGTTCCTGTTATTGTTAAAACCGGATCTAATTGGTTACCATCTGAACCTAGTGATCTCCATTGGGTGTTTCCACTTGTGTCAATTGCTGTTAAAACATAACCAGCTGTTGCTCCTGATGTTATACTTAAAGTTTCTGTTGTTGTTTTGGCAGTAACTGTTAGATTTCCATTAATTGTTCCAGATGTTCCGGTAAATGATTGTAATGAAGTAGTTCCAGTTACAGTTAAATCTCCGTTAATATTAGTTGTAGTTGCAGTTAGTCCTCGTAAAGAAGTATTACCAGTTACAGTTAAATCTCCGT